GATGGCTATTGCTCAAAGAATATATAAAACCCAGTTAACCCAAGAAGAATATGAGGAAATGATGGACGTGATGAGAGATGCACCTGTCAAACCCTACAACATTAAGAAAGAGAAGCTACATTGACCTATCAAAAATCGTTTGGAGAACAAGCTAAAATTATAGAAGAGGAATTTGCTCAACGATTAGAGAATCCTGTGATGGCTGACTATCGCCAAAATACCCTAGAACACTGGGACGTTCAAGGAACGTTGGAAGGCCAACTCTCTAAGTTTGAAGTGAAAGGTTTAAAAAGATTTAAGCGTAAAGATCCTGAGCCTCAGGACGAAATGGCGTGTATAGAGTATGTAGGGATTACTGGACATCCAGGATGGATCCAGGGAAAATCCGACTATATTGTTTTTAAAAGAATTAAATATCCTTGGCTGGTCGTGAACCGACAACAGCTGTGGGAGATGGTTGAGGCCAAGCTTAAGGAAAGAAACTATTCTCCTTCTATTAAACCCTGGTACGAAAAGGAAGCTTACGCGACTTATGACCGTAGCTACTTTGGTAAGAAGGATAAATTCTGTTGGGTGCCTTTTGACGATATTGAACAGATCGCAGATATTAAAAAATTAGAAAAATGAAAAAGAACGACAGATATAATTATGTCCATGTTCCAAGGTCCGATGACGAGGGAAAGAGAACATACGACGTTAGAGGGATGCATCTTCCAAGCGTCACGACTATCCTATCACGGACCAAGGACCAGCAGCACCTGAAGCGATGGTACGCGAAGAAGGGGCACGCAGAAGCTGAACGGATCAAGAATCACTCGGGTAAGAGAGGGACTTCGATGCACAAGTTTATCGAATCATTCATTATTGGCAAAGGATACGAAGACCTGACGCCCATAGGCAACGAAGCACGGCCCATGGCCCAGAAGGTGATCGAGGAAGGACTCAAGCCCATAGAAGAATATTACGGATCTGAGGTGACGGTGTACTACCCTGGCCTTTATGCAGGGAGCACGGACCTGGTGTGTGTTCATAATGGTATAGACACCATTGTGGACTTTAAACAGGCAAACCAGCCCAAAAGAAAAGAATGGATTGATGACTATTATATGCAAATTGCAGCATATGCCATGGCCCACGACTATATTCATGGCTCTAGTATTGAACAAGGCATTATAATGGTATGTACTCCTGACCTATATCTTCAAGAATTCAAATTTGAAGGGGTTGAATTGCGTGGATGGAAGCACAAGTTTTTAAAAAGATTAAATGAGTATTTAGAGATTATAAGAGAACCAAACATAAATGAAAAAGAATTATTAAATGAATTTGAAAAAAACAGAATTAAAGAATAGGGCCCGCACATCATCAGGGTTTATGGGATCCTGCAACAAGCTGACTCAGTCGCGGTGTACCCTTGAAATCTAGCTGAGTTGGCATCCATGAAAGGAGGATAAATGGCAAGAGAAGCAGGCACCACAAGAGAAAGAGTAACGAAAGCTCTACTATCTCGTTATGCAGCCGATCAAGATGAGGCATTGGTTAAGATTGATGCCCTTTTGAAGGGGGAAGTCGTACCAGGACATTTTGATATAACTGGCGATATTGATAAATTACTGGCTAAAGTCGCTTTTGCTGCAGAAAAGATGGCAGCATTAAGGCGATTTTATGGCACAAATTAGGCGCGACGTTTTATACATAGTACTAAAACCTATGAAAGTGATTCAAAATTTTTTTTATTTCAAATAGAGTGTAAAACGTTAAAAGTGATGATTTATGTTGGTACTACTAGCTAAATGTACGACGTTTTATAAATTTATAAAACGTATAAAACGTTGTTGTATGGGGTACGCGTGACGAAAAAGGGTTTGGTGTAACTACTTTTGTGGTATTTAGTACTATATGCACAGGAAGAAATCAAAATATCGGCATGTCCTCATCAATAAGAAGAGATATTTTTTTTACAAAATATCATGGGTGGACATCACTGCAGATGGTGGTCATGCTACAGCTGAAGAGTTTGATAAGTTTGAATGCTCTAAAATGATCTCGTTTGCATATGTATATAAAAGAAATAAGAAATTCATTTGGACTTTTGCCAGTTATGATGAGAAGGATGAGGCATATTCAGATCGGAATGTCTTTCCTACAGGATGCATAACGCGGTTGGAAAAATTAAATGTGGAATCTAGATAAGATTATTGTGGGGGCTTTTTGTCTGATGACTCTTTTATCTGTTTACTTATTAATTTCTCAGTCTTAGGGGTGACATTTAAAATTGGTGCGTAATCGTTTAAAATTTGTTTCATTTTGTTTTCTAGTTCTTCTTCTGACATATCTTCTAGTTTCCCATGCTTTATTATTTTTCGTTCTATATATAGTCCTCCTGCTTTGCCGCGATTCGTCTCAGCGTTTACAGCAGCAGAGAAACTACTCTTCTTCAAAGCAGCTTCCCGAAGTCTAGCTAATTCTGCTAGGTGAGTATCGTAAGTAATTTGATGTTTCTTAATTCTTTCCTCTCTAAGTGTTCCAACATGCTGGACAACTAATGGACTGAGTGTAGGATTCATGAGCTCTGATCCTTCTTGTCTAGATCTTTGAGCACTGTATCCTGCAGCGATCGCTGCTTCGGATTGAGTCATAGGTCCTTCAGGTCCACCGAATACTATAAATTCAGCGAATCTCATTTGCATGTCAGTTAATCTTTTAGGAACTCCCATAGTTGACTATTTAAGGTAACATTGATAAAAAGTCAATATGAAGAAAGAAAAAACAATTGGTGAATTAGCTAAAAAATATCCTGATAAAACTTACAGTGACTTGGAAAGATACAGAGATGCGGATCGTATGAAAGAAGCGCAACGGATTCCTTTGACTGAATCTCGACAGAAACAAGAAGAATTAGAACCTATTGAAGGAGAAGAGGAAAGTCTCTATCTTGGTGCCTGTATAACAGCTGGTATAAAAAGGGATAGAATTGCTACAGAGTTGCAACAAAGGAAGAAATCAAAAATTGAAGAATTGGAAGAGGCATTAGCAAATGCTCTGGAGATAAATGAGTCTCACCAAAAACTTAATGGAAAATTACAAGAAAGATTGACAGAGTTGGAAGAAGAGAATAAGAAGAGGCACGATCACTTCGATAATAAAATCGATAGTGCGCGGAAAGCAGGATTATAGTGAGAGTTAAAGACCTCCAATTATTTTTATCTAAATTTACAGAGAATGATGCGACGGGTCGTCAGGGGAATGCCCTTTCGAATGCAGTTATTTTTGTTGAAATTAATGGTCATCTTCATGAAATTAGACGCATGGAAGTGCATGACCATGCTGTTCCAATCATAGGTCATAAAGGTCATACTGCTCATAGACTTGTCCTGAAAACTGTAAAAGAATCTCCACTTATTATTCCCACGAAGCTTAAAGATGACTACTAATGTTCCCTCAAAAAACACATGGGTCCAGAAGCTAAATTATATAAAAAACTTAAGACCAAAACTCTCAGAATTATCTGGAATAGGATTGAAAATCTTAGTATACTCGGTATGCCTGACGTGTTGGGGTACAATACTTTTGGGACATTTTTCACTGTAGAATTAAAAGTTACTTTAGGGAATAAAATCAAATTTTCACCACACCAAATTGCGTGGCATGTTGCACATCCACGAAATACTTTCATCATAGTCGAGGCCCTCGGTCCGAGGTCCTCGAAACTTATTCAAATGTACCGTGGTTCACGGATCAGGGAGCTTGTGGCTTGTGGCTTTAAGCTTGAGGCTTGCTGCTTGGGGCTTGATGCTTGTGGCTTGGAGCTCGATCAGCTGGGCGCTTGACGCTTGGGGCCTGAGGATCTTGGTCCATGTTCCATGGTTCAGTGCTTAGGGTATGTAACATGTTTTACGTCTCTAGACCAGCAGCGTCTACAGTCGCGGCATTGGTTGCCCTGCTTCGATGCTGGACAGTCGCCGCCTGAGTCCACGACCGTGGACCAATGAGTCCAGGCGTTGCCAGGCTTGCTATTATTTTTTGCGTTGCTCAGTCTAATAGTCAGGTTGTCTGGGTACGTGGACCCTTCCAGCGGCAGATATTGCCGCTCCTGAGTTGGCAGCCAGTGCATGGTCCCTGGTGTATTATTACAGACTTCATAAATTTTTTTGAGATGCGCGACGCCTTGTAGGTCACCTGAGTCATGCCATCTAAAATGCTTTTTCTTTTTGACTAGTGTGGTCATGGCCTCGGCCCATTGCGGATGGTCCAGGGACGCCAGCCTGCGGACTAGTGCTTTTTGTACATTGCTAAAGTTATAACGGCCTTTGAAGGCATAACATCCATGACACGGGGTCCCTGCAATCTTGCGCAGCTTGGCGCCAGTCTGACAGGCGGCCGCTGGTAGGTTATAGCTGCCTTCTGGCATTTTGCCTGGTCGACTTAAGCCGCCAGTTATTTTTTTGGCTTCTTTTATTAACATTATATCTTTCTTTTTCTTCCCAACCACTTTAAAACTTTTTTAGGGGTTGGCTTATTATTATAAGGTTCACCAAAATATTTAATAACATAAAGAGGTGTTTTTACTTTTTTAATCATTTCTTTCTAAGTTGCCTATATCACATGAATGTGTCTTTTTTATGGCGCGGGCTTGGTGCTTGCGGCTTGTTGCTCGTGCCCGCTTCCAGGATCCGCTTGATGCTTGGAGCTTGAAGCTCGATGTTAACTCCTGAAGATTTCCAGGCCTTGGCTATTAGGTTGAGCTCTAACAGGAGCGTGGACCATTGGCCCGTATTTATATTATTTACTTTTAGTGTTACTTGTTTCATTGAACCGCCCTGTTCAGGCATTCCAGATATTCTGTCTCGCTCAGACCAACTTTGTCTAATAGAAAATGATGGCGGTCTCCCTGAGTCCCATACCTTGGATTTTTATCTGTGATGAATTTAACAGCTTTGTCTAAAACATACTGTCTTTTAGTTCCATCAGTCTGATATTCTTTTTTCACTGTTGTTTTTTCTTTCATATTTTTATTCTACCTTTTAATTGTGGCCGTTCTGGGGCTTGGAGCTTGGAGCTTGGCGCTTGGGGCTCTTTTTTTCTTTTTATTTTTTAACATCAACTTCAGGTTGAATGGAGCTGCGTCTCTCTGGGCTCTTGTTGCGAGCCCAGTCTTATAATAGTCAGGGTTCCAGGGCATCAGTCCAGGACCTTTACTTTTTCTTCTTTTATTTTTTTATATACTACTGTATTCCCTG